AAACTACCACCAGGGTAGCGGGCTTGCAGTTTGTCAACGTTCATCTCAATCACTTCATCAAAGGTAGTATCAAGTGCCATACATGCCTGAGCAAGATACCAGCAGATATCACCCAGTTCACGTTTCATGTGAAAGATATTCTCTTCATTGTAGGGTTTGCCTTGGAAGATAATTTTTTTCACAACTTCGGTAAACTCGCCAGACTCTGCAGTCAAACCAAGAGCAGCAGTCAAGAGTTGTGAGACGTTTGCATCATTGGCTTCCAGTTCAGACAAACGTGCCGACAGGACTGGATAATCCAGACTTGGCGGACTGGTTACACCATGGACAAACTCAAGATATTTATTAGTGTCAACAGTCATAATTTCAGAATTTGAATCCTTCAAAAGATTTTTTTGGTTTCCGTTCTTCAAAATCATACTCTTCTTCTTTACCTTTGTCAAGAACATCATCCTGGGCGGATTGCTCACAATCATACAACCTCATTTTTGCCCTGTCAATGCCAATAACAAAACGCTTGGAAAGGTTCGCATCATTATAACGATTCTTTAATTGCTTCACAAGTATCTGTCCCAAGGATTCGAGTTCTTCAGTCGAAATAAGGGCAAACATAAGATCAGCAGTAGCAGGGAGACCAAAGGACTCACTAGTGTCAGTAAGCTCAACGTCACTGCTACCATAACCAGAACGAGTGGTCTGCGTGGCAGAAACGATAGGGACGTTTGCTTCACAAGCCAATCCTCTAAGTTCTTCAGCAATTGCTTTAATATATGAATATGAATTGACATTGCTACCAGCGCGATATCTTTCGGAAGCACATATATTAAGGTAATCAACGAAAATAATATCAGGTCTAAATGACTTCTTAAGTGCAAGTTCATTAAGAAGTGATTTAAAATGACCACTATGTGCGCTCGCAGTTGGATATTCCTTAATTATAAGAGTACCTTGAGTTTTGTCAGCAAGTTTTGTTACCTTACTTTCAAACATTTGTTTAGGCAGATCTGTTATTTCCTGAATAGGCACATTGAGTAAGTTAGCATCAATTCGCTCCGCAATTTTCTCCTCAGCCATTTCAGCCGTGATGTATAGTACGTTTTTCCCTCCCAGGAGTGCGGCAGCTGCAACATGACACATAAACAAACTTTTGCCGACACCAGTGCCAGCGAGAGCAATATTAAGTGTTTTATTCGGGAGACCACCTTTCGTAATCTTGTTGAAATACTCCAGGTCGAATGGGATTTTGTCTTCTTTGCGGTGGTATGATTCATATCTTGCCTCATAATCTTCAAGGTAATCGTGCCCAACATGAGCGTCAAAAGAGACCGCCAGAGCGTCTGAAAGAATGCTTGGGATGGCATCACGACCCTTCTTCTCATCTTTGCCGTCAGCAAGGGCGATGGACTCCATTAGTGCCAGATAGATAGCACGATCGCGACACCACTTCTCTGTAGTATCACACAACCATTCATAATCGGTTGGAACATCTTCTAGGTAACTAATAAGTTTAGTCACTTCTCTGAAAGACGTGTCATTAATATCGGAACGTTTCTCAGTTTCAATACATAAGACTTCCTTAGTTGCAGGTTCATTATATTCCTGAACAAAGTTTGAGACTTCTTCAAACACAATTTTTTGATGAGGATCCTCAAAATAATCCGCCTTGATAAAGGGAATTACTTTACGAAGATACTCTTCATTATATAAAAGATTCCTTAGAATTAAAATCTCAACTTTGTCCATGCGGAATGTCAAATACGAAGGTTATACGTGTTTCATCACCGATATTAACGGTTCCATGAGGTAGTTTGTTGTTAAACCAAAGAAGAGTTCCTGGTTCAACAATGACAGTTTCTTTGCCACAGAAATATTGATACCTTCCAAGTATTGAAAGGTGATATCTGTTTCTGCTCAGATAGTATGTACCTTCATCAATATGTGATCCAACCATGCCATCTATAGGAAGTGAAAGAAATCCGCATCTGTGAATGTCTGCATTCTTGAATTGCTTGCGTAGAATCTTTCGGATCTCACTATGATGAGCATAAGCAGGAGTCTTGATGTTGATCTCCGTGTCTCCCACAAAGTCTTCCTTGTGTTTGACTCCACCCATTATAAGTTGAAGTGCGCTAACTGGCAAGTCATCAAACCCCCTATCAACTAAGGATTGAGATCCTTCAAGAGTTTTCTGATGGTCCCAATCCTGTGGATACTTCTTCAGTTGTTCTACAACTTTACTTACATTGATTCCAGTTTTGAAAACCTTAATCATGAACCATAACTAAACTCTTCTTTGGCAATCTCGTCTAGTTTCTCCATCACTTCAGGTGTGAAGTATTGCTCTGGATCCTTATAGATTGCCTTGGCATAGACTTTCTTACCGTCTATCTCATAACGTCCGGCAACGTTCTTCCAAAGTCCGCCAATCTCACCGAGTTCAAGAAGACCATAATATCGATCAAGACCACGCTCATCGTAATACAGACGCACCGTAACATCTTTGTTCTCCTTACTTAGACGCGACTTTGCTGTCTTAGCTTTAATAAGATTTCCAATGACTTCTGTTCCATCCTTTTCTTTCTTTTTGCTGAGATAAATGATCGTAGACGCTGCATATTTGAGGCCGCTGCCTCCGCCCATTTCTTTGGTGGGAACGTAGGATCCGATGACATCGTAAGTATGGTTGGTGACGATTAGTGGAATGTTAGCCTGACCAAGTTTGAGTGTAAGCATACGGAATGCTCCCTTGACAAGTTGGGATTTGGTCATGTCCCGAACTTGCTTATCATCTAGAGCATCACGAATCTCCTTTTCTGTGGAAAGCATCCCAAGAGAGTCTAACACAAACATACAAGGTGCTCGTTCTCCTTCAGGTTTTTTTAAGTATATGTCTACTGCCTGCAGTGCCTTCTGTCTAAACTGCTCAATCGTAACAACATTAACAACAACCAATCTGGTTAAGTCAATGCCACGACTTGTAAGAAGAGATTTGTTAACTGCTGCCTCAGTGTCAAAGTACAAACAATAACCGTCAGGATTACTATCCAAGAAATTCTTAACCACAGCGAGACTAAAGAAAGTCTTCCCAGTAGAAGACTCACCAGCAATGGCAGTAATCTTATTCCCAGAAACACCACCAAATATGCTACCTGAGACCAGTGAATTAAAAACGTAAGAACCCGTGTCCACAAAGGTTTCGGTGTCGTCGATGTCTGATGCGAGTTGGGTATAGTCATCTCCAATCTCTTTTACAATCTCTTTTAAAAAATCCATTAAATAACAAATCCAAATTCTTCGCGGGCTACTTTTTTATATGTATCAGGGTGCTTTTCCCTAATCTTTTTAATAGTATCAATCTTTTGATAGAGAGCAGCATCTCCACCAAGTCTCAATGCACTTACAATAGTTGCAAGTTCTTTATCGTTAATAGGTAGTTCCATTAATGCCATCGTAGGGTTTTTAGGTAATCAAGGACGTTCTTCCTTACGTCCATCAATTCATGGTAGCACTGCTGATTGCGAGCACATTGACGAAGTGCAGAGTCTGGTTTATGCACAGACTCAATAAAGATATCAAGTCCACGATTCCATTGATCTTGTTTAGATTCGCCGTCTTCAATTGTATGTTGGTCTTTCATGCGAAGAATGACTCCAAGGTATTAGTTTTCTCAACATTCCACCCGATAGAATCTAGGATTGCTTTGAGTGGTTCAAGAAAGGCTTTATCAAATTGTAAGTCATAGTCAACGTACCTGTCAAGATTAAGTTCTTTGGGGAATTCTTGGATGAAGGATATAACGTTTTCATGAATGATATTTGGTTTTTTCAAATAGCAGAATTTGATTTTTTCGCCATTCTGGATCAATGAATATTTGTGATCAAGTTTGCCCTCTTTGATGTAATGGTTAAACAGAAGAGCGCCCCGTATATGTATAGGAGTTCCCTTAATATAAATTTGAGAATGTGCCCTGTACTTCACAACATCCGATGCAGATCTTGGGAAGGATACTTGTTCTGGAGGGAGTTTTTTAAAGGCAGTGCGAGACTTCTCAATAAAGTCAATCACATCATCTTCAGTTCCCGTCATCAGAAGATTGAATGCGTCTTTCAACATCTTCCTACAAGGTGCAGGTGTAGATGATTTGACAGACTCAATACCCATCACCTTAAGTTTGGGTTCTGAGTATTGAACTCCCTCACTGTTCCACACATTGAGAATGTATCGCTTCTTCGCAGTCCAGATACCACGATCAGCAATATTCTCACGCTTCATTTGCATCTTTTGGTCATATGCCGATACGTAGTCTGCCAATTCCTGGTAACTATTCTCAATGAATGGTTCCAACTTGTCTGCACAGATCTTATCAAGTATCGAAACAATTGCTGCTTTATCGCCAGACTTACTACCAAAAAATTTAGTAACAAGAGGTTCAAGATTAAGATAGATTGAGTCAGTGTCGGATGCGATGACATAATCTTCGCCTTCAGTTTGTAACAACTTATTTAAATATTGATTCATCTTACCTTCAATCCATCGGATACTTACCTGCCCCGACAGAGTGATTGCCTCAGCATTTGCTAGTTTGTAATATCTGAAATATTGGTTACCAATAGCACCATAAGCAGAATTAAGAGAAATCTTCTTCGCCATTTGAATGTTGTTACATCTAGCGATTTCTTTCTCAAGTGCTTTAGAAGGCGTCTTCTCATACTGCTGCTTGGCTTGAAGCATTCGCTTCTTGAAGATAACACGGTCACCATACATCTTCTCCATTAATTCTGGCAAGAATCCACGGACATCCTTACGGAACATTGCACCATTGGCACATACCGCATTGTCCTTATACATCTCAAAATTTATTTCTTGATTAAGGATTCTATCAACTGAAGCCGTTGGATGTCTCTCTTCCAAGAGGGTCTCTGGGGAGATATTGTACTGCATGATAAGATGAGGGTAGAGAGAGTTAAGGTCAAAAGACACAACCCAATCATACTTTCCTGGAATCGGTTCCTTAACATAGGCACCTGCATACTTTTCATCCTTCTGCGATCTTTTTTTAGGTGGAATAACAATGTCACGTTTCTTGAGATAATTGTAAATGATATTGTCCCACATTCTCACCTGGTAAAAAACATCATTATAGTTAACCTTGGCGTCATATGCCATAGTGAGCGCCAACTCAATTAACTTCATCTTGTCTTCTAGACGGTCAACAAGTTCCACGTCAACAATATTATATTCAATATACTTCTGCCACCCATGAGTATAGAAATCTTTAAAGGTTTCAAACTCAGAGTGATCCAGTTTCTTTTGACCTAATTCTACCTCAGCTATATAATCAAGGCGATAAGATTCTTGTGCCTTATATGTAAACTTCTTATAGAGGTCAAGGTAATCAAGAACTGCAACTCCACCAACATCAAAGATGCTGTGCTCCCTGCCCTTGATAAACTTTTGTGATTCGGTCACAAGTCCCCAAGGAGACATACGCTTCATCAACTTCACTCCAAGCACCCTATTGAGGCGTTTGCAGATGTATGGGATATCATACAGTTCACAGTTCCAACCAGTAATTACGTCAGGAACATCAACCATCCAAAAATTAATGAAGTGACTCAATAATTCTTGTTCTGTGGGGCAATGATAATAAGTTACATTCTCCTGTTTATTGAAGAAAGGTTTTACTCCCCAAGTAGTAATCTTTTTAGTAGCATAGTCCTGGATAGTAATCGCCAAGATCTCTTCCGATGCAGATTCTACATCTGGGAAACCATTCTCAGATGCGGTCTCAATATCAATTGTAACAAGTTTGATCTGATTGATGTCAAACTTTATTTCTTCTTCAGGATGTTTTTCAGAAATGTATTGATAGATATATCGATCATTTCCATAGATCTCAAATCCATCAATTTCATCATACGTTTTGTAGAAGTCACGACAATCCCGCACGTTACCGGGGTTGATCGGTTCTACAGAATCTCCACTTAATGTCTTGTATTTGGTTTCCTTCTTTGACTTCAAAAAAAGAGTAGGATAAAATTCATCTCTATACTCATACCGCTTTCCATTCTCAACGCCACGAACAAGGAACTGGTTCCCAATCATTTGGACATTAGTGTAAAATTTCATCCCTTAGTTAAGTCCTCATATTTTTCAATCAGTGTGGGTGTTGGATCTGCAAGAGTAAGTATCTTATCAGAACTCATCATAAAAGTGTCTTCCCTTGTGACACTAAGTAACCAGGGCTCTAACATTCCTTCTTTGGTTACGACATATGGATCTATCAGTTTGCAATCAGGTTCCCCAATATCAGCACCGATTTCTTCAATCTGACTGATCAGAATCTGATTCGTCGTCAGTATTAGAATCTTGATTAATTTTAGTTCTTTGGTCATATTCCAGAATGTCCTCTACATAAAGTTTAGTAAGTTTGTCCATAGGTTCCACCATAGTCACAATCCAATCCATAGAAATGGGAATCATAGGATCTTTTGCTAGGGGAACCCAAGGATAGAATTTGACTTGGTATGCGTTCTTTCTTTTCTTTTCAGTTGTCTCTTCATCCTCAACTGGCGTATAGTTTGCCATCTTGACAATGCAGGGTTTGTTGAGAAAGTATCCAACTACTTTATCTTCAACAACCATCTCCTGAACGTCAGCGACAATATCTTCACCAGATTTCAGAACTAAAAGTTTGATCGTCATAGTATAGTTTTTTCCTGCAATAATTATAACATAAAAAAAGAGGGATGTCTATGGATTTTGCCATAGTCCCTCTGCGGCGACGATATTCATTTTTATTTAGTATTTATTTTTTAGGAGTAAGTGCAAATGCTCCACTCATTACTGCACCAAAAATGGCGAGAGTTGCTAAGATTTCCATATGCTAAGAAACAAGTGTAGTAATGGGAACTCCAATAAAAATAGTCATTAAAGTTCCAGCTGCTAAGGCAGTGGTAGTGAAGTTCATTGATGCCTCCTAATTGATTACAAAATTATTTAGAAATTAGTGTATCACTGTGATACACTTTTGTATCAACCACAGCAAAAATTGATTAGGATATCAAAACCAAACTTTTCTTTGATGATGCTCCGGTACAATCCTACCAAGAACAATCGTTAACAACCCATCCGCAAATTCAACTGATCTAACTTCCGTATCCTCTGCCAATGTCCAAGATCTGGTGAAAGATCGTTGAGCCATTCCTCTGTGGATATATTCTGTGTCAGTTTCTGTATCCTCTTTTTGTCCTTCGACAAAAAGTTTTCCGTCTTGTGTGTAGACATTAACCTCTTTCTTTTTAAATCCTGCAAGCGCAAGTTCTAGTCTCGATTCTACGTTGCTGACCGTTACTAGGTTGAATGGAGGATAATTCTTTGTTGTTTCGTGGAGGGCAAACAACCTATCGAAGTATTCATCCATTCCAATGCTATTCTTATTTATGCGTTCCATCAACGCAGGCAGGTCCGCAGCAGTATACCGTGCAAGGTTTCCCATGATTCGTAGCTCCTTT